TGTCGATGTCGGTCATGTTCTCGCAGATGCCAACATTCGCCCACTTGGCCCACGTCGTCGTGTAGCCGGGCGTCTTCAGGCTGTCGTCGATCAGCAGCAGGTTCTGCGGCGAGGTGGGGTTCTGGCTGCGGTACGCCGCCTTGTTCGTACCCGCGAACGCCTTCTCCCAGCCCAGTGGCGCGACCTTGGCCGCGAGGCTGGTCGCGCTCGTCGCGGGCGAGACGGGCGAGCCGGTCACCGCATAGGTGAACGTGGTCATCGTCGCCGTCAGGACGCGGAACTGCCCGTTGTACTCGGGCTGGTCGGCCCCGGCGATCTCGACCACCTGCTCGGGCGAGTAGGCGTGGCCCGCGCTGATGGTGGCGGTGGCCACGCCATCGGCGAAGGTCAGCGTGTCGATGGCCTTCAAGGCGAAGCCGTTGACGAGGCAGGCATCGAGCATCGTCACCAGATCGCCCCAGTTGTTGGTGATCTGGGGCGCGCCGGTCATGCCGCTGTTGAAGTATTTGACGGTGAGGTCAGCCATTGAATTGATTCCTTCTGGTCAAGGGGTGTCGACGTCGCCGCGAATCAGCAACGTGAAGTGGTCGTCGGGCACGGATTCCGGCCCCTGCTGGACGGTGCGCACCACCCAGACCGGGAACTGGCTGCCGATGGTGTTGAAGCGCAGCACGTTGCCGGTGGCCCAGCCGTTGCCCCAGCCGAGGGCTGGCAGACGGAAGTACGGCACGCCGGTCGCCGGGTTGTTGGGCGCGCAGTCGGCGCTGGTGTTGCCGGTGGCGATCACGCCGACGTTCTCGCCGATGACTTCGAACGAGGTGCTGTTGGTCATGCGCACCACCCAGCGCTCGGTGAGCGCGCCGCGATTGGTGACCGTGATCGGGTACTGGGTGTGGTTGAAGGTGGCAGTGGCGTCGCTGCCGACGAGTTCATCCGACCAGCTGCCGTTCCAGGTGCTCTGGTCGAACACGAGGTTCACGCGGGCGAACAGGTCACCGGCCACCAGCGCACTGGAGACGAAACTGCCAGAGGCTGGATCGCCGGTACTAGCCAGCGGATAGGCGTGCGTCAGCGGGCGCGTGAAGCTGATCTCGCCGTTGATCTGCACATCGCGCACCACGGCCATGTCCTCGATGCGGTGCTCGATGGTCACAGGCTGGCTGTAGCCGGTCACGTCGGTGAAGGTGACGGTGCCCGCTTCCAGATCGGTGATGTAGCCGATGTGGATCACCACGCCGTCGTGGCCGACCACGCGCACGCGCGAAAGACGCACGCGGGCACAGTCGATGGTCTGGCCGTTGCTGACCGAGGCGGTGATGCGACCGGTGTGGCCGACGACGGCGAAGCCACCGGGGCGAAAGATCGGCACCCGCCCGTCGCTGGGCAGGCGCACCGGGTCGATACCCAGCAGCGCCGCATCCAGGGGCAGATAGCTGTAGGCCACGGCGCTGTAGCGCAGGCTGGAGGCCGCCACCGGCTCGGGCCGGAAGATATTGCCGTCCGGTCGCACGTTATCGGCGTCGAACCACGGCTCGCTCTCGTTGCCCGCCGCCGTGACCACGGTGCCAAACCGCACCCGCACGAGGCCGGTGTCGTAATCGACATTGCCGATGACGCCGGACGCGGTGATCGTGCTGTCGATGCCTGCCGTCACGGTCTGGGTTCCACCCACCGCGCGGGCGAACTGGATGGAGAGCGATCCCGGGCGCAGTGGCGCGGCACCGGTGCGGAACACGTACTCGCTGGAGATGTTCTCGCCGACCGTGGTCACGCAACTGGCGCGCGTGATGCTGTTGGTCGCGCCTGCCGACCAGGATGTGAGCGCCACGTCCCCGGACAGGTAGTTGATCGTGCCGCGCGTGACCCAGCCACTGGTGGTGAACTCGCGCAGCGTGCCCTGTCCGTTGTCGCCCCAGGGCTGGATGCCTGCGATGGCCAGCAATACCGTGCCGGTCACCACCTGCGCGTTGACGCCGGGCACCAGCCGAAACGACGGGCTGAACGCGAACGTCTCGCTGTGGTTGCTGGTCGAGCCCGCGCTGTTGTAGCGCAGCTTCACGTAGCCGGACTCGTCGTTCGGGTACATAGAAGGCGCGTCCACGTAGCGGATGCCGCCGTAGTTGAGGCGGAACATCTGGCCGCCGGCCGAGGTCAAGCCGAGGCTCTGCGCGCTGTAGACTGGACTTGGAATCTGGACAGTGACGTCGGGCTGGAACTGCACGGCCCCAGTGGCGTAGTTAACGGTGCCGATGACTTGGCCTGCGCGTAGCACATTGCCCGCGCCATCGTCGCGGGCGTACTGCGTTGGATCGACGAGATTCAACAAACCCAGTCCCATCGCCTGAATCTGCTGCGTCGTGTAGGCCCCAAGCACAGCGGTATCGGCCAGGGTGTTCCATTCGATCTCCAATGACCCCGGCTCGATGGCGCCCAGGGTCGCGGTCACCGGCACCTTGCCCTGGCCGTCCCGCGAGGGGTGCGCGAAGCTGTCTTCCTGCTTGGGGCCTGCAACGTAGTCCACGGTCAGCAGCGCGCCGACGGGCGGCAGGACATGCGGCGCGAAGCTCAAGCGGTTCTGCGCGACGTTCAGATTGCCGGTGGCGTCCCCAATGATCTCGCCAGAGGTTGCGGCGGACGCCGTGCGGGTGCCCGTGCCGCTCTCGTGCGGCCAGGTGATGGTGAGCGAGCCAGGCTGCGCGCTCTTGCCTGCGGGCGGGGCGAGCTGCAAGGCCTGCGATGCCTTCAGGTCGGCGGTCGGATGCTGCGTCTCCTGCGTCGGCACGTTCCAGGTCAGGATCAAGGACGAGCCGACGTCGGGCAGTGCGCCAAGCGTCACCACGAAGGCCCCGGTGTCCTTGTGGAAGGTGCCCGCGCCGTAGCTGGCATCCAGGCCCTGGAGCGAACCGTTGCCACTGTCGGACAAGACATACCAGCGGCCCTGTGCCATGTAGCTGACCGACAGCGTGCCGGGCTGCGGCACCGGGTTGACCGTGCCCACGTAAGACTGGCTGCGCGACTCGGGCGTGACCGGGATCTCCGAGCTTTGCGGCGCGCGCAGAATCTGCGCGGCAGGCGTGTAGGTGATGGCCTTGCTGTTGGACATCGAGCCGGAATTCAGGCTCAGGATGCCGTTGGCGTAGTCGATGACGCCGATGTTCCCGCTCGCCGTCTTGAGCAGGCCCGCATCGTCGAAGACCGTGATGCCATCGGTGACGATGGACAGCGACCCCGGCAGGCAACCGCCCGGCAAGTTGAAATTGATGCTGGTGTTCCAGGCGTGGCTGGCCGTGTAGCTCACGGGCGCCGCGCCCGGAACGGGCAGCCCCGCTGCGGCGTAAGGTGGCGCGAAGGAGATCGGCGTCTCGGTCTGCGCGCTCGGCACGAGCTGCGTGTAGATGGAGGTGCCCTTGATGGTGAAGTCGCCGACGGACGCTGCTTGGGTCAGCGGTACGACCCCGACGTAGGTTCCGGCGTCCGCCACGACCGTGTCGCGCGTCTTGGTGCTGTTCGCGGCGCGAGTGAACGTGCGACTTGCGGGCGAGCCGGTGAAGTCGTAGCGCAGCGCGTCGCTGGTATCGACGGTAACGACCGACGCCTTGTAGTCCTGGTCGCCGTTGTAGGTGAAGGTGCGCTCAACCGACGACACGGCAGTGGCCCGGACGTACTGCTCCTTCTGGGTGGACAGTCCCTCGTTTTCGATGAGGACGAGCGTCTGGCCAACGTTGGGGATCGCGTCGGTCGTGCGCTGGAACAACTGGATCACGCGCTGGCCCGCGATGTGGTTCTCGAACAGGTAGCCTGCCCACTCGGGGCCCTTGTTGAGGTAGGCCTCGATGCGGGTCTGCGCCTGCTCACGGGTGTCGAAGGTCTCGCGGGTAGAGAACAGCGTGACGCTGACGCGCTCGTCCTGCGGCGGCTCGGCGACGATGACGTTGGCCCCGAAGTAGGTGTCGGTGTCATCCGTGGCCACTTGCACGAAGCTCTTGCGCAGATTGACGCGGCCTCCGGCGCGATCCAGCTCGGAGATGTCAGGGAAGATGGCGTTCGAGACGCCATCGGCAATGGTGTGGCCCGTGGGCGCGCCGCCGCCTTCAGGTACATCCGCCATCACGGCGGACTGGAGCAGCTTCACGTCGCCAGATTGAATCGGCATCAGACAATCTCCAGAAATCGAAGGGTCAGGCGGTAAAAGTCGGAGCCAGATCGCGCCGGGATGCCCAGCACGGGTTCGGCCTCGGTGGCGGTTTCCGCGTGTCGGAAGGCCACGGTGAACGAGCGGCCATCGGCGATGGTCAGGCCGAATCGGCCGGTGGCGCTGCCGACTGGAAGCGCGGCCCAGGCCCGTAGTTGCTCGACCGTGTCCCGCGTGACCCAAGCCATGTCGGGTGCGCCCACCAGGGTGATCGGGCGTCCCGCCTGCCGGGTGGCCGACTGGATCAGCAAGGCCCCGGTAATCAGGTAGGACGTATTGGCGACCGCAGGCGACCACGCGTGCTCGTCGCTCCACAGCAAGTCATCGGGCAATGGCATATCCACCAAGGTATCGAGGTTCTTCAGTTGCATCGGGAATCCTTCAAGCCGTGCGGGCGCGGGCGGCGTCCAGCAGGTGCAGCAGTCGCGCCTCGTCGCGCGCATCGACGGTGGCGTTGACCTTCTGCTGCCCGGAGGACAGTTCCACGCGCACGGTGCGGGTAGGTGTGCCATCGGGCAGCGACGGACGTGGCAGGCTGCGGCTTGCGGGCTGCACCAGACCGCCCGAGGCAAAGCCCTGAATGCCCGCCAGCGCACGCCCGGCAAGTAGCCGCGCCGGAGCGCTCAGGTTATTGATGGCCTCGAAGAAGCCCGCGCCGTAGCGGGCGACGGCCTGCCGGTTCACGACAAACTCCCCAGGCGTGAGCATCGCCGGGATGGTGTCGGACTTGGCCATACCACCGCGTCGGTAGAACTGCCCCTGGTTCTGCTCCATGTAGTCGATCAGCTCGCGCTCCAGGTCTTCGCCCCAGAGCAGCGGCTGGGCCATCGCCTGCCGCCACGTCTGCTTGATGCGGTCGATGTTCTGGCGCTCGTTAGTGGTCGGCGTCTTGCGGTCGATGAAGCCTTCCAGCGTGCGGCGATCTCGCTGCGCATAACCGTTGAAGTTCTCCATCGTCTTTCGCTTCGCGTCCAGGCTGACCGATGCGCCATACTTCCACTGCAGCCAGCTCGAGTATTCATTCATCCCTCGCAGGCCGAGATCGATCATCTTCAGCGCCTCGGACGCCTCGCGGTTTTTCTTGGGCTTGGGCTTGGGATTGCTCGGCTTATTGTTCGGATCAGTGCCTGTGGAGACGGGACTGCCCAATAAGGCAACACGCCCGCCGGCAGCGAAGTGGGCGACGCCATTGGCCAGACGCGAGAGCGCGCCGCGACCGTACTTCTGCGCGGCCGCCTTGCGGATCACGAAGGCCCCGGCATCCAGGGTGCGCGGCACCGTGTCGTGGTGGCCCGAGCCGGGGACGGCGCCACCACTCATCCGGGGAAAGGCCGGAGCTACCGCGCCGCCGTCGGCAAAGCGACGGACACCACCACCCGCGCCACCGACCAGTCCGCCCGTGGCATTGGTTTCCACCTTGGTCACATAGATGGTGTGGGTGCTGGACGTGTTGCGCCCGTTGAGGCTGTCGATCTCCCCGCGAACCGCGCCGACGTTGCTGGCCACCTGATGCTGTGATTCGGTCTGGATGCGATCCAGCGCCTTGATCATCCTATCGACATCGGTGATAGCCGCCTGCGCCTGCTCGGTCGCCACCTTCAATTCGAACTGCGCGTGCTGATCGGCGTAGGCCTTGAGCTTGTCCAGCGCCTCGCGTGCCTTCGACACGTCGGCATCGACCGGGAGTGTCTTGCCCTCTTTCAGCAGCGCCTCGTATTCCTTGAGCTGCTTCTCCGCTTCCTGCAGATCGGCCTGGATCTGCAGCAGGTATTTCTTCTCGGCCAGCGCCTTGTCCAGATCGGCGATTGCCGCGTCGAAACGTGTGGTGTCCGCGTCGAGCGTGACCTTGAGACCGTCCCGGAGCTTGGCCGTGATGTCGTCGATCTGGCGCGTGGTCTCGGTCAGCGTGCGCTGAATCTCATCGCGTGCGGTGATTGCCGAGCGTGCCGCTGTCTGGTGCGCATTCGCTTCGGCATCCAGCGTCTGGTTGAGGATTTCCTCGGACTGGCGGATGTGGTCGATGGCATCACTCACACCCTGTTTGCCCTGCGCGGCCTGCGCATCGGCGTTATTGACCTTCTGCGCCAGTTCGGCGCGCATCTGATCGGCCTGCCGCATCAAATCGGCGGCCTGCTGGTACTCCTGCCTGCGGTACGCCTCGCGCGACTGCGCTTCGAGCTGTGTGACCTGAGACACCGCCTGTTCGGACTGCTTGCGCGCTTCCTCGCCGCGCTTGGCTTCACTGGCTTGCGAGCCGGCCACCTGCGCGGCCATGTCCATCGACTTCTGCGCGAGCTGGCGGGCCTGCTCCAATTCGCCCGCAGCGAGGGCATCCCGGGCCTTGGACTGGTACTCAGCGATCTGGCGCTTACGATCTTCCGTCGCCTCGAAATCGGTCATGCCCTGCCGATGGATGTCGCGGACACGTTCCTCGGTCGTCATCGACAGCTGGCGCTTGGCCTCCTCGATGCGCTGCACTTCCGCCAGGTGACGGTTCGCCTCGGCATTGAGGGCGTCGATGTGCTGGCGGTACTCGGCCAGCGCCTGCGTCAGCGTCTGGCGCTTGGTCGCCAGTATCTGGTCCTCGACCCGCTGCACGTTGGCCCGGCGCTCTTCCTCGGTCTGGCCTTGCCGGGCGGCGGCGTCCTTGCGCGCCTGCGCTTCCTGATCGATCAGGCCGAGCGTCTCGGTGGTGGCCTGACGGCGCAGCGTCGTCTGCTGATTCAGTGCTTCGGTGAGCAGCTGGGTGGATTTGGTGATCTTGGCGGTTTCGGACTGCTGGGTGCGCTCCAGTTCCGCCTTCTCCTGGTCGTAGCGGTTCTTCACCGCCAGCACCTGCTGCGCGAGGCTGGCCTCGACGATGGCCGTCAGCCCCTTGTAGGCTTCTGCCATTTTTGCGGTGGCGTCGTTGACCACGCCTTGGGCCTTGCCGACCGCCTGTTCGACCTTGCCGAGCCGGGTATCCAAGCTCGCCAGCGCGGCGTGAACGGCCTCGATGCCGCGTCCGACCGCTTCCTGCGTACCTTGCCGCACGACTTCGAGCCGCTTGGCGATCTCCTCGGCGGCAGTCGCGGCGGTGTTCATCGCGCCCTTGGCCGCGTTCGCACCTTCGGTGGCGCCGGCGTACATCTCGGCGAAGATGCGATTCATCTCCGCGAGCCGCTGTTCGTGGCGCTTGGTGGCTTCGGCGATGGTGTCAGACGTGAAGATGGCGGCGAACACTTCCCACCGGAATTGCAGGTGCTCGATGCCATTCATCAGCACCTCGACCATGAAAATGCCCGCCTTGCGGACGATCTCGAACTTATCCGACAGCCACGTCCCGATCTCCCAGCCGATGATGGCTGCGCCGAGCACCCCGAACGCCACGCGCAGCTTGCCGACCGTGGCGATGGCATTGGAGAGCGACAGGTTCACCGTCGCCCACGCCGCCGCCGTGGCTCTGGCCGCTGTCACCGCCGCCGCACCTGCCGTCTGCCAGGCAGTGATCAGCGCCGGGATCAGGCGGTAGACCAGCATCGCGAGGCCGACCTCGGCGATGCGCTTCAACCACTGCATCACCGTGTCCAGGTTCTCCGACAGCCACGTCATCGCCTCGGCGAGCTGCTTGGTGAAGCCGGTCGATTCATTGAGCTTGCTGATCCACTGCCCGAAGACGTTCGACAGGCGCGTAAAGGCCTGGCTGACGGTCATCGGCAGTTGCGCGTACTCGCTGGCCAGCTTGTCCTTCTGGCTCATCAGCGCGTTAGCCACCACGTCGGCGGTGAGCCGCCCTTCCTCGGCGAGCCGGCGCAGCCGTCCGATGGGCACGTTCAGGCCGTCGGCCAGTGCCTGCGCCAGACGGGGGCTGTTCTCGACGACAGAGTTGAATTCCTCGCCCCGCAGCACCCCGGAGGCGAGCGCCTGCCCGAACTGCAGCAGGGACGACTGCGCCTCGGTGGCCGATGCGCCGGAGATGCGCAGCGCCTGCGAGATGCTCTCGGTGAGCGAGAGCGCATCCTTCTGCTCGCCGCCCAGCATCCGCACCGCCTGCTGGAGCTTGCCGTAGAGCGTAGCGGTTTCCTGGATGGGAACACCGATGCGCTGCGCGATGGCGAACAGTTCTTTCTGGGCGACCGTGTACTCGCTGCTGCCTGCTGTGGCGAGCTTGAGCCGCGCGGACATCATGTTCCAGGCGTCGGCGATCTGCACGATCTCCTGCACCTTGCCCGCCGCCCAGTTGATCGACAGGAAGGCCAGCAACTGCGTCTTGGCCGTCGCCACTTGATCGCCGAAGGCCGACATCCCGGCCTTGACCTCGGCCATTCCGGCGGCAGCCTTGGCCCCGGTGGTCTTGGCGGTGGTCGAGAGTTCGCCGAGACTGTGCTCGGCGGACGTGATGGCGCGTTTAAGCCCGTCGTCGGCTCCTTCGAGCGCGATGAGGATGGAAATTCGCTTGGCCATGAATCAATCCACCGTGCTGATCTGCTTCTCGACGGCCGCCGCCAGACGCGGGATGCGACCCGCGACCAGCCGCTCGACATCGATGCGCTTCGTGAGTACGACCTTGGGCACCAGGACGGCAATCGGGATGTCCGCGCCGCGCTTGAGGCGCTTGATGCCATCGGCCTTGCGGTAGCGGCGCTTGAAGCCCGCCAGTGGTCGGTCGTGCTCCTTGATGTTCTCGGCCATCAGGACGATGTTCCCCTTTGCGTTTTTGATGAAGTAGGCATTGCCGCCGCGCATCAGCTCGGCCACCTGCGCCTTGAATCGCTTGCGACCCACCCGGCCGTTCAGTGGAATCAGCATCCGGCCCGCGATCTGCCCACCGGTCTCGTGCATCCCCGACCACGGAATGCGCGAGCCCACGTAGAGTGCGGGCAGCCGGTTTGGGTCTTTGGCCAGCACCTTGGCGGTGAAACCCTTGAGGAAGGACTTCTTGACCACCGCCATCTGACTGGCGACGTGGCTGCGCACGTCCTTCTTCAGTTCGACCGCCTCACTGGCAATCGCCCGCGATACCGCCTTCTTGACCTTGTCGCGGAACTCACCGCCCCAGCGGCGCAACTGTGCCTGGGCGGCGGCGCTATCGATCTGAACGGAAATGCGCATGGTCGTCAGGCACGGTCGGCAGCCTTGTCGGTGAGTCGGTCGAGGGTTTGGTCGAGGTGGCGGGCATCGCCGCGCGTGCCGATGGCAATCACAGACAGCAGCCGTGCATCGCGGGCCGCATCGGTGCGTGCCGTTGCAGCAACGAAGCCGCGCACCTGCGCCAACGTGTAGTCGAGGATGTCCGGCAGGCGGTGGCCGTGCTCGATCAGGTGCTGGACGGCGTCAAACCAGCCACCGCCTGCGGCAGCTTCGTGGTTGCGAACAGAACGTCGAGCTTGGGGATCACCTGCCGGGTAAAAAAATCGGCGTTGACCTCGATCACCTTGGCCGCCAGCACGATGGCCTCGTCAGCAGCCAGATCGTCGACCCAGCCGCGAGGCTTGCCGACCGCAATCGAGATCGCCGACAGCAAGTCCTCGCCTCGTTCGCCGAACAAGGCCAGCCAGTCGATGTCGGTGGCAGTGATCTGATGCATGACTGGCGAGATCGCGCGCAGGAAGGCCGGCATCTGCCCGACCTTCAACGGCTTGATGGCCAGCGGCTCACCATCGATGACCAGCTCGACCGACTGCGGAATCAGGGTATCCAGATCACTCATGGCGGCCCCCATCAGAGCTGTACGATGCGGCCAAACTGGCCTAGCACCGCGTCGAAGGGCTTGGTGGTGTCGGTCAGCAGAGACCCTTCCAGCTCGAACTTGTTGTACTCGTCCGAGATGAAGGAGATTTCCTTCAGCGGATCGAAAGCCACGCGGTAAAGCTCGACCAGCACCTTGGCATTGCCCTGGGCGGTGTTGATGCCTTCGAGCCGCAGGAAGCGCTCCGGCAGAGCCTGGGTGAAGATGCCGATCTCGGTGGCCACGCCGTAGGCGTAACTGGCCTTGAATGGCGCGGTGAGGCCGGTGGTATCCAGAAACTGGATGGCACCGAAGTCGGGATCAGCGGTGTAGTTCGTGCCCAAGACCAGGGTCGCGGGCGTGCCTGCCGAATCCACCACGGCCAGGGACGACACCTTCGGGTGGGCCAGGAAGTAGCGGTCGCCCGCAATCGGCGTTGCACCGCCCACCGGCTCGGCGGTGACCGTACCCGGCGTGCCGACGACGTGATTGCCGTAGAGGGCCAACGCAAGGTTCTCCTTGGTGAATTCCTCAATGGTGAGGTTCACTGTGGCGGACTTCTGCTTGACCATCCGGTGATCCAGCGAGCGCTGGCCGGTTTGGCTTTCGTAGTGCTCCAGCACATCGGTCTTGAGGGAGAGCTTCAGCTCGGCGACGTTGCCGGGCGAGCGCACATCGATGGGCAGGCCGTCGGTGTCGCGCTTGCCGAGGAATACGCGGCCCTGAAAACTGGCATAGGTGCTCATTGCTTGGGTTCCTTGCGTTGGAGGTGTTTGGGTTCAGGGGCTGGGACGGTCGGCTCCGGCGTGGCGATGCCGTGCGCCATCAGCCAGTCGGCTGATGTGGCGTCGATCTCGATCCGGTCACCGACGCCAAGCGTCTTACCCGCGTGGGTGTGCGGGCGTATCAAAACAAGTTGGGTCATAGGGGTCATCCAAGGGTTGAAAGGTCATTGGCCAGCGTCCGGTACGTGATGCGGTACCGCGCCGGTAGGGCCACGGCCACGGCATCGGCGTCCTCGACCTCCCACTCGCTTTCCTGCTCACGGATGCCCAGTGCCAAACCACCGAAAGTGCCGTCCGCAAACAAGGCAGCGTGTGCAGCGGTGAGAAGACGGTCGGCCTCGGTTTCG